AGTAGAACATTTCTCAGAGTATGACAATTTAGACGATGCAATGAGTAGACACGAATACTTAAAAGGAGCAGGTTATGACTGGCTCGTTTACTTGTCAGTCGTAATTGATTACGAGTAGTTGCTTTATCGTAGCCATTGGCATACAGTGGCTATTGTTAAACCAACTAAAACAACAGAGGCACGACAAGATGAAACTTAAACAGATAGGAAGTAACATGACAGAACTAGACCTAGGATTTGCACAGGTATTTTTTAGCTATGAAACACCAGTGGCTGCACGTTTAACTGATGGCTCACTGGTACGCACAGAGCAATGGTACAGTGCGACCACTAGCAAACATATAAACAAGTGGTTGCAGGGTTGCGAATGTCAGACAGTACCGCAGGCTCGCATTAACTGCCTGCTAACGTCTAGCAGTGAATGTGATTCAGATTACAGCGAGGTGGCATGATGAATAAATCAGACATACAGCGCAAGATTAAACACCACGAAAAACAAAGAGACTGGTATTCAAATGCGCGAGCTAAAAAGGTTTGGCAAGCTGATATTAACAAATTAAAAAAACTATTAGAGGTGGCGTGATGAGCATTTTAATACAACCAAAAGACGATTACCGCTGCGCTGTCTATTCACGGCCAGCGTTGGATAAAAGCAAAATTTACAGCGCCACACTAGCGACTAATCAGCCAGACTATATAGAGAAGGGTCTAGTATTTTGTGGAGATTATTTACTAGGTAAGAACGAATACTATTTGATAGATAGCGAGGTGGCATAATGAGCGAGCTGTACTGGTACGCCAAATGGTGTACAATAGGATTTACTGTGGGATTCTTTTTAGGCTATGGGGTAGTATCATGGATAATATCATAGCGGAAGTGGTGGGCTGGTCTACATTGACAGCCCTAGTGGTGGCAGTACACAAGGGCGTGTTTTGGCTAATGACTAATAATATACTGGAGTATTTACTATGAGTACATATACAGACTGGCGAGGGCCAGCAGATTACCTGCACGGAGATGAGGAGCTGTCAGATTCAGGAGAGTACGCACCCATGCAACAATGGGAGATTGACGAGGTACTAGCAGACATGCGCTGTGACGAACAATGGTTAGAGGAGCGTAGCGAATGATTATATTTGACAGGGTATTAAGTGTAGAGTACAGGCTAGGTGTTGGATTTGACCTAGAGTTTCCAGACTCTCGCCCCGTGTGGTGTACGGATGCCAGCACAGGAGAGTCAATTACAATGCCTTTCCAAGGAGTCATTTTACATTTGCCCTTGTGTCTGGTATCCTATGGTCGTGTTTATGACGAGGTAGAGATATGAGCAGGATTAAAGAAGAGATGCTGGGGTATGACTACGCTCAGAACGACTGGATAGAGCCACAGGCGCACGTTATGGTGGACGAGCTGGTAGAGTATCAGGTATACTGCATGACGCTCTCAGAGCTAACCCAGAGGGTCACAAAACAGATGCGAGACGAGTACTACAGCAACCCTTATGACGATATGACTAGACAATACAGAGAGGTATTCCCAAGTGAGTAGATGCAAAGCGTGTGACGTTATTTTAAACGAGCAGGAGTTAAAGAAGATTGACAGAGATACAGGGCTACACCTTGACCTCTGTGGTGTCTGTCTGTCGCATAGTGACGAGGCTATGCACGACAGTTATAATGAATTAACAGAAAAAGAGATTGACAGCCTGTTGACTACCTGATATAATACTCTGGTAGTAAAGGGAAAATTTAATATTAATCATTAAAGTATTAACCAAACGATCCTTATGGGTCATAACAAGAGGCAGTAAACATGGCAGTATTAGAAGGCTTAGTAGCATTTGAGAACCTTGACGAGCATGAGATGTATCAGGGTCAATCCACTGGTAAATTCTCGCTAGTCCTTAGCTTGGATGAACCAACGGCTGGCACATTGGCAGAGGCTGGTGTCAAGCTCCGCGAGTACGAGGGTGTCAAACAGCGCAAGTTTAGCACCAAGTATGATGTGCCTGTGATGGATGCAGAGGGTAACGCATTCAAGGGTCGCATTGGTCGCGGGTCTAAGGTGCGTATCATGTACGCAGAAGGCCAACCCCACCCTGTACACGGTACTAGCACGTACCTTAATAAGATCAAAGTGCTTGAGGTAGCAGAGCAGGAAGGTGGAGAGGACTTCTAGTGGCGGTAGAGTCAACATTCGTTCAGCATGAGCCATGCCCTAAGTGTGGCTCCTCTGACAATCTGGCTCGTTATAGTGATGGTCATGCAGTCTGCTTCTCTGGGGGCTGCAACTATTATGAACACGGCAACGGCCAGATAGGTCAAATAACTCAACGCAAACCAACGAGGTCATTAGAGATGACAGGTGTAGTAGCGGCAATCCCTGACAGGCGTATCTCTGTATCAACGTGCCATAGGTACGGTGTGACGGTGGAGTACGGCACGGACGGACAAATTGTCAAGCATCATTACCCGTACCACAACAAGGACACAGGTGCGGTGACAGGAACAAAGGTTAGGATGACCGAAAACAAATCATTCTATGCAACGGGGGAGTTTAATGACACGGGTCTCTTCGGCCAACAGGCGTTCAAGAGTGGCGGCAAATACATCACGATCACGGAAGGCGAGGCTGACGCACTGGCAGTCAACGAGATGTTTGACGGAAAGTGGCCGGTCGTCTCCATTAGATCAGGTGCAGCCGGAGCAGCCAAAGACATCAAAGCAAACCTAGAGTGGTTAGAGACTTTTGACAACGTGGTGATCTGCTTCGACAGCGACAAGGCAGGACAGGAGGCAGCCAAGTCGGTGCTTGATCTGTTCACACCTAACAAGGCCAAGAATGTTACACTGCCATCCAAGGACGCAGGCGACATGCTACGGGCCAATCAGGTTAAGGCTTTTGTCAGCGAGTGGTGGAACGCTAAGGCTTACAGACCTGACGGTATCGTGGCAGGTGATGAGACATGGGACATGATTGTAAAGCAGTCAGATGTCAAGTCCATTCCCTATCCTTGGGAGTGCCTCAACGAGATGACCCACGGGTTCCGGAGGCAGGAGCTAGTGACCATCACATCAGGCTCAGGCATGGGCAAGTCACAGATTGTCAGGGAGCTGGAGCATTACCTACTGGGTGCTACGGAAGACAACATTGGTATCCTTGCACTGGAGGAGGACATCCCCAAGACAGCTCTGGGTGTCATGTCCATTGAGGCTAACAAGCAGTTGCACTTGGACAAGACAGTGACTCAGGAAGAGAAGCGTGGCTACTGGGACAGGACGCTAGGCTCAGGACGTATGTTTATGTTTGACCACTGGGGCAGTACCAGTGAGGACAACCTACTGGGGCGCATACGCTACATGGCTAAGGGTCTGGACTGCAAGTGGATCATACTGGATCACCTCAGCATCGTGGTCAGCGATCAGGACACAGGTGACGAGCGTAAAGCTATCGACAGTATAATGACCAACCTCCGAAAGCTGGTGCAGGAGACAGGTGTAGGGCTATTCCTAGTATCACACCTTCGCAGACCCAGCGGTGCCAAGGCACACGAGGACGGTGGTAAGATTAGCTTGGGTGAGCTACGTGGTTCAGCAGCCATCGCCCAGCTCAGTGATATTGTCATTGGCTTGGAACGTGACCAGCAACACGCTGACCCAGAGATACGCAACACTACCACAGTGCGTGTATTGAAGAATAGATTTGTAGGACTGACTGGCCCAGCATGTTACCTGTACTATGACAAGGAGTCTGGTCGCATGATTGAGACGAGCTGTCCTACAGGAGATGACGCGGAGTTCTAATGCAGATTGTATTCGACATAGAAGCTAACGGTTTAAAACCTACAAAGGTCTGGGTGATTGTAGTCAAGGAACTGGACACCAGTGAGACGCATACGTTCTCAGGTGACACGTTACTGGCATTCAACGATTACATAGCAGGACTTGGAGAGTGTGAGATCATAGGTCACAACATCATTGACTATGACATACCTGTCCTTGAGAAGCTACTAGGTACAGACTTTAGCAAGTGTAAGGTTACTGACACATTAGTCATGTCGAGACTGGCGAACCCTTCACGAGAGGGAGGTCACTCTCTACGTAACTGGGGTGACAGGCTTAATCAATCTAAGGGAGACCATGATGATTGGGATAATTATTCACAGGATATGGTGGACTACTGTGAGCAAGACGTTAATGTTAATGTGCTGGTGTACAAGAGATTACTTCTTGACCTTGCAGATTTTGGAGCTGAAAGCATTAGCCTTGAACACCAAGTACAAAGCATTATATCAACTCAAATTAAAACAGGCTGGCTCTTAGATCAAGAGAAAGCATTTGGATTACTAGCAGAACTAAAGGAGAAGAAGAATGACCTTGAAGACAAAGTGCATGAGACTTTCAAACCGCTACCGACATTTGTCAAAGAGATTACACCCAAGATTAAGAAAGATGGTACGTACTCAGTTGTTGGGCTTAAATTCTTAGGCGAACAGTGGACTACCGCAGTCGCCTCCTTCAGCCGTATTGACTACCCAGAGTTTAACTTGGGTTCACGACAGCAGATAGGTAGATACCTCCAGCACTTTGGCTGGAAGCCTAAGCAGTTTACTGAGACAGGACAGGCCATCGTAGACGAGGCAGTGCTGAGTACAGTGACAGGAATACCACAGGCTTCCCTGATAGGTGAGTACCTGATGATACAGAAGCGTGTAGCACAGGTGCAGAGTTGGATAGAGGCAGTCGAGGATGACGGTAGAGTACACGGGTACGTCAACTCCAACGGAGCAGTGACAGGACGCATGACCCACTCCAGTCCTAACATGGGGCAGGTTCCGGCAGTCTACTCACCCTACGGCAAGCAGTGTCGTGATGTGTGGACAATACCAGAAGGGTACAAACTTGTGGGCTGTGACGCTAGTGGTTTAGAGTTGCGTATGCTTGCCCATTACATGAATGACGAGGACTACACTAATGAAATTCTCAATGGAGATATTCACACGGCAAACCAGTTGGCTTCGGGCGTTGACACTAGAGATCAAGCAAAGACTTTTATATACGCTTTCCTTTATGGAGCAGGAGACGCCAAGGTCGGAAGTATCGTTGGAGGAACTAAGCGTGATGGTGCAAGACTTAAAGAAAAGTTCCTGTCAAATACGCCTTCTCTTAGAGACTTACGAGAGCGAGTTGGAGTGGCGGCTACAAGAGGCTATGTTCTTGGCTTGGATAGAAGACGGGTGTCAATACGATCCGAACATGCTGCATTGAACAGTCTATTGCAGTCAGCAGGAGCCGTGGTGATGAAGAAAGCCCTATGTTTGTTGCATGAATACGCTACACTCTGGGGCATAAAGTTTAACATTATAGGAAACATACACGATGAAATCCAGACAGAGGTCGAGCAAGAGAAAGCAGAGGTTTTCGGACGGTTGGCAGTCAGTTGTATTGAAGCCGCAGGACTCCACTACAAACTCAACTGTCCACTTACAGGAGATTACAAAGTCGGAAACAGTTGGGCAGATACCCATTGATTTATTACCTCCTAATCCTATGGGCAATAAACTTAGGAAGCCAGAGAGATATAAGTTTGAGAATGGAGAATGGTGG